ATGGTGTTGGTGCACATCGTGGTGATTTCGAAACTAATCATGCAGGAGCAGCAGGTGTGAAATATGGTAAGCGATTGAAGAGAGAAATTGTTAATAAATATTCAGGAATTAATAGTGCAGCAAAGAGATTGACTAAGGAATCAACAGAACTAAGAGCTCCTGTATCAGCATCTATTGAACCATATAAGGATGCGCATTCTCTTCATGATAAAGCAGAACAACACAGACAGATCGCTAAGCAAGCTGAACATCGTTATTTCAATGGCGGTGACGAAGTTGACCGTGTAATTTATCATGCACATATGGCTAAGCATCATCAATTGATGGGAGAACACGCACATCATACAGATTCCCCCGAAGCCGTAAAGGCTCATGAGAAATCTGTTTCTAAAAATGCAAGAGCAATCCGAGCTGCGGTTGAAACTAATTTTAAGAAATGGACTGAATAATACAATGAAATTGATATCAGAACTCGTCGAAGACGTACAATACATTGTTGAAGCATCTGAAGATGGCAAGAAGAAGCTCTTTATTGAAGGCATCTTCTTACAGTCTGAATGTGTCAATAAGAATAAGAGAAAGTATTCCAAAGGAATCATGGAACGTGAAGTTGCAAGATACACTAAGGAATATATTAATGAGAACAGAGCTCTTGGAGAGCTAGGACATCCAGATGGACCTGCAGTCAATCTTGACAGAGCATCTCATCGTATTGTATCACTCAAGGAAGATGGTAACAACTACATTGGAAGAGCTCTTGTTCTAACTACTCCAATGGGGATGATTGTCAAGAATCTTATTGAAGGTGGCACTAAACTTGGCGTCAGTAGTAGAGGGATGGGATCATTAAAGCCTGTAAATGGCATTAATGAAGTCCAAGATGATTTTTATCTTGCTACTGCTGCTGATGTTGTGCATGATCCTTCTGCTGGTCAAGCATTTATTGATGGCATTATGGAATCTAAAGAATGGATTTGGGAAAATGGTGTTCTTAAAGAACATGTAATTTCTAACATCAAACAAGAAATTGAGACATCTGTAGCATCTAGAACATTAGATGGTAATAAGATGTTGAAGATGTTTGAACACTTTCTAAAGAAGATGTCCAAGAATTAAAAACCCTAAATACTACAACAAATTACAAAGAAATTCAATCATAGGAGCATTATTAATGTCTGAGAAAAATCTAAATGAAACTGCGGCTATGGACAGCTTAAAGCCAACTCCTAATGGTTCAAGCCGCGCGGCTATGATGGCTCAGGCTATGATGGCATTTTCAAATATGTCAGTTGAAGATCTTTCACATTTCTTGAATGATTCACTTGCACAGGTTGGTAAGGAAGCTCAGCATGTTCCTGATGCAAATGCAGCAAAAAATAAAGCTTCTGTGAATATGAAGGAAGACATTAATGAAATGTTTGGTGAAGATCTTTCTGAAGAACTAAAGAATAAGGCAACTACATTATTTGAAGCTCACGTAGCTCAAAGAGTTGCACTTGAAGTTGCTCATCTTCAGGATCAGTTCGCAACACAGCTAACAGAGTCAGTTGATGCAGGTCTTGAATCAGTTGTTGAGAATCTAAACAAGTATGTGCAGTATGCTGCAGATCTTTACATGACTGAGAATGAGCTTGCAATCGAGAATGGTCTAAAGCTCGAGATTGCTGAAGAAATGATGCATAAGATCAAGAATGTATTTGTTGAGAGTTACATTGATATTCCTGAGAGCAAGGTAGATGTGCTTGAAGTTATGACATCTAAGGTCTCAGAACTTGAAGATAAGGTGAATGATGTAGTTGCTCAGAATATTGAGCTAATGGCAGCTCTTATTGATAAAGAAAGAGATTCAGTGTTTGAGGAATTCAAAACTGGTCTAACTGTTACACAGATCGAGAAGTTCAAGAATCTTGCAGAAGGTCTAACATATAACACTGTTGATGAATTGAAGAAGAAGTTGTCAACTCTTAAAGAAGCAACATTCAATATCAAGACAGAAAAGACTGGAATTATCAAGGAAGAGTCAGATGTGACTGAAATTGATGATAAGGGAAATAGCATGTTTGACGACACTAAGAAGCCATCTGCTCCTAAGATGAAGTCATATCTTGATGCTCTTGCAAAGAATAATTCTACAAGAATCTAATTTTTATAAATACTTCAGAATAATTAATAACACCCATAGGGAGATTACTAAATGCAAATGTACGGTCTAGACTATTTGAAGGAACAGTGGGGCGAAGTCCTTGATTTTGAGGGTAACGGTCTCTCAAAGATTCAGGGCGAGCACAAGAGATATGTTACTGCTACTGTTCTTGAGAACACTGCTCGTGAGCTTGGTGTCAAGTCAAGAGTAGAAGGTAAGTCAAATCTCCTAGCTGAGGCTGTCCCTACAAACTCAACAGGTAATGATATTGATAACTTCGATCCAGTGATGATCTCACTTGTTCGTAGATCTATGCCTAATCTAATTGCATATGATATCATGGGTGTTCAGCCTATGACTGGTCCAACTGGATTGATCTTCGCCCTTCGTGGTCGTTATTCTAACCAGACTAATACTGCAACTGAAATGTTCTACAACGAAGCTGATACTGGTTTCGCTCGTGAGAACTTCACTCCTGCATCAACACTAGGTAATCGTAATGTTGGTACAGTTCCTGGTAATACTTCACAGACAACATCTCTTGCTGTATCTAACGTATATAACTATGCAACAGGTATGTCAACTGCAACTGGTGAAGGTCTTGGATCTAACTCTACTCTAGTATTCCCTGAAGTTGCATTCTCAATTGAGAAGGTTACTGTAGCAGTCCAGGAGAGAGCACTTAAGGGTGAGTACTCAACTGAAATGGCTCAGGATCTTAAGGCTGTTCATGGTCTTGACGCAGAGACTGAACTATCAGCATTGATCACTGGTGAGCTACTTGCTGAAATCAATCGTCAGATGGTTCGTACAATCAACGTAACTGCTATGCGCGGCTGCTCTGAAGGTACTACAACTGCTGGTGTATTCGATATGGATACAGACTCAAATGGTCGTTGGTTGGTTGAAAAGTTCAAGGGTCTAATGTTCCAGTTGGAGCGCGAGGCTAACAAGATTGCTAAGGCTACTCGTCGTGGTCGTGGTAACATCATCCTATGTTCATCTGACGTAGCATCTGCTCTACAGATGGCTGGTGTTCTTGACTATACTCCTGCTCTATCAAGCAATGGATTGTCAATTGATGACACTGGTGTAACATTCGCTGGTGTCTTGAATGGTAAGTATCGTGTATACATCGACCCATATGTAATGGGTGGTGATTATCTAACAATGGGCTTTAAGGGATCTAACCCAATGGACGCAGGCATTTTTTACGCACCCTACGTTCCTATTCAGCAGTTCCGTGCTGTTAACCCAGACACCTTTCAGCCAAAAATTGCGTACAAGACTCGTTATGGAGTCGTGGCCAATCCTTTCGCTAAGGTGTCAGAATCAGCAGGAGTATTCTCACCTGCCGCAGGACTTGGCGCATTAGAGGCTGATGGAAATTGCTACTACCGCAGGAGCATTATTGTTAATATCATGTAGGTTTCTTTAAGAAACTAACTAGAACTCTGATAAAACAGAGCATAAAGAGGAGCTTTCGGGCTCCTCTTTTTTGTGTTACTTTGGCATCAAATTGATTTTGGCCAATGACCATCCTTCTGGAATAATTTCAGAAGCTAAAATACGTTTGAATTTCTTACCATCAGTTATCTTCACTTTCCTGTATTCTGGTGGGATCTGTTTGCTCTTGTTGACAACATATCTTTCCTTATTATTATAGTATTCTTCTGTAGAAATACTAACGTATATCAATTGTTGTAAATCAAATACTGTTATCTTCTGTTTAGGAGTAGAAAGATGATTAGGAATGTATATTGGTAATATACTCCAATTTGGAGGAATATAATCGTCAGCGAAAATTCTTCGTTTAGATTTTCCATCAGTGATAGTTACATATCTCTGATCAAGTGGTATTTTCTTACTTAAATGACCAACATATCTTTCAATGTCTGATTGAAATTCCTCAGTACTCATAAACAAATATTTCTTTTCAACCAAATCAAAGGCTACAACATTTCCTAATTTACGATTACCAACTCCATTTCCATCATGAATTTTCTCTTTAGGAGCAACAGACCAACCATCAGGGATAGATTCGTAATTCATTATCTTCCTGAATCTTACGCCATTGGTAATCTTCACTTTGAATTTGCGATATATCAATGGAATCTTATAACTAGAGCTTCCAACATATTTCTTATCAGAATCAAATTGCTCCTTACTAATTCTTACATATTTCTTTTCAATAAGATCAAAAGCAGACACTATTCCTTTATGGGTAATGGAAGTTGCAGCTCCCAGTGCTGCATACATTTCCGCACTATTCTTAATAGCAATACCATCATATCGATTCAACCAATTATCAGATTGAACAACCTTCATTCTGCGAAGAACCTTATGCTCCCAATCACGAGCAGAATCAACATTATCAAAAACCTTCCTGATCTCAATTATATCAGGATCACCATTATACTCAATGAAGGTTGTGACATGAACAGATGATGTATAATACTCTATCCACAAATCTTGATCAGGAGCAACTACATTTCCCCAACGAACTCCATAGTAATATGTGTTGAGTTTATTCCAACCAATCAGATATGTATATGGTTTATTCATTATCCATAATTACAGTTTTAACATCAATTTCAGTCCAATACAGAACACCATGCTCAATATCATATTCTGTGGAAAGAAGAGAACTGACAACATTACAATACATTGGCTTACCTTCAACATCTTTCATAGTTGCAGAATGGCCAAGCAAATGATTTCCGATTGCATAAATCTCATTAAGAGATACATACATTCCTAATTTGCCATTGAAATTAATGGCTGGAGGAGTGGAATATTCTATCCAAGAATCATCAATAACATCCAACATCATTTGATGTTCTGGATTTTCAAACACAAGTTTCTCATCATGAAATGTAAGTCTAATAAAATTTCCATTCCGTATAAGATTTCTTACTGTGTCAAGTTTATCTAGAGGAACCCAAAATTCCAAATCCCTACTGGTAAAGTCTGAACCAGACCCACAAAATTCGCAACCATTATCATCAAAAATTTTGGTAATTCTCTGTTCATCAGGATCCTTATATCCTAATTCCTTTGCTGGTATAAAATTAACACCCAGCAACTTCATTCCTTCTCTAGTTTCCATTATCCAATCTCCTTATATGTTATCATTACCTCACAGGACTTCCAAGATTCTCACGTTCGTATTGACTCGCAGTTCTGTATAGATCTTGCAAATCACAATATGCAGCATCATATAATGGATCACGATGCTCCAGAATATCAATTTTCTTGAGCACTTCCTCATATTCCTTATGGTTCATCCACCATTCTCCTCATCACCACAATTCTCAATACTCTCCAATGCATCTGCAATAACCTCAAGATGCTCCACAACATCCTCACCATTATCATTAATGCTAGACAATGAGTATTCAATATTCTCAAGATGTTCAACACATCTCCAGATATTGAATGTAACAAAAGCTGCACATATGCACACGAAGATCTCAATCATCATTAT